GCCAGTCGGGATTTCTGCCAGCGAGCCACGATATAAAATCCACAATGATTGCTGACTTACCATGCTGCGGCGGTGCTTCGATAACCAACTTCGGACGAGTGCCGCTTACAAAATCATCAAAGAACGTCTGTAACGCGCTGCAGATTTCGTCCTGAAACCAACCGCTTTTCATCTTCGGGTTTATTAAGCGCCGGTAGGTTTTGAAGCACGTCCGAGCCTTGCGGATATGCAGCTCAAGTTCTAACTCGAATCGTTCGCGATTACTTAGGCGCGTCGAGGCCATGCTTAATGCGCTCCGCTTCCAATTCGTCGTCCGTCATTTCTCGGGGGCTCATGGTGCGATCCGAACTGGTGTGATCCAGCACTTGCGTTTCTTTCCATCCGGCCTGTGTTTTCAGGAAAAATATCTGGCTGGAAGTGTCACCGTTCTTTGCCTTGGTGATTAGGTTTTGAGCGACCACAGCGATCACTGACGCTCGACCACGCTTATAGGCTTCGGAAACCTCTGGTTGGCGTTTGAAAACTTCGTGCATCGTTGTCTCGCCGCAACCAAAATAGTCGCCCATCTGCGCTACAGTCATCATTGCTGCGAAGCCTTCTACCTTTGCGGTCATCACTTCATCGAACACAAATAGCGGCCTTCCTCCGCCTTGTCCTTGCTTGTTATCTTCTGGAGCTTTCTTCTTGGTCATGCCTCACCTTACACCGAGAAACTTATGTGTCTGTACCGATACGCGCCAACCATTTTTAGTCGCTTCTTCAACACATAACCGAGTCGCTTTCCCGTTCAGACTCAATGGCTGCAACCAGACGGAGCAACCGATAGGCTTCCAAGGTAGCACCACTTCCTGCAGGCGTTCAATGTCCATCATTTTCCCGACCGGATGCTTGATCTCATCTGCGCGGCGAATAGCAGACAGCAGCAACGGCTTTGCCATGCCGATCTTCGGGCTGACAGTGACCCATGCGTTATCCGGTGCCAGCACTTCATGCGTGCCGCTTGTTTCGATCTGTACGGTGCAGAAGTCGTCTGCTGTGAGTGCTTCAACCAATGGGCGCAAATCGTATAAGGCTGGCTCGCCTCCGGTGATTACAACGTGCCGCGCCCTGTACGTTTTGACCAGTTCGAGTATCTCCGCTGCAGTCATGCGCGAAAATTTATCCGAGTCGGTTATTTTGGCTTTCATTTGGGTTTTGGCGATGATGTTTTTCTCGTCTACTTCCCATGTGTGCTTGGTGTCACACCAAGGACAGGCTACTGGACAGCCTTGCAACCGGATAAAAATCGAAGGCGTGCCGGTGTACTGCGCCTCGCCTTGTATGCTCTCGAACACTTCATTGATTGGATAGGTAAGCATCGCGGTCGGCCTCGGCATTTTTGATAGATTCCCATGGAAAAACGATCCAGTCGGTAGCGTCTGCGCTTGCTACATAATCGGAGAACTCGGCTCGCGGATTTATCCGCACCCAACACAGCGCAGCGGCTGGCGTGAATTTTTCGAGCATGGCAAGGCGCGTCTTACCCGAGTCGATAATATCGTCTATCCAGACCATGCCATCTTGCGGCTGCATGGTAAACGGTCTGCCTGTCGCGTGACTGAGCGTTACCGCAAGGATCAATCCACCTCTAGGCTCGCCATAGATCGGCGCGTGCGGAGGCGTACAGTTGCGAATTATCATGGCCAGATGCTCAACGGCATGATCGAACTGTTCCCATGTTAAAGCGAGTAGGTCGCGCTGCATTTGGCGGTCTCCTCAATGCGGATTTGTGAGCAGGTAACGCCTGTGCCTTCCAGTTGCTTCGGCGCGATAACGGTCGCCAAATACTCGGCCATGTTTTCTGCGGTCGGATTGAACGGCACAAGCACGATGCTTTTGTCCACTGCTTGCACGTCTTGCGCCATCGGATCGTCTTGCCAGAGCAGCATGCGGTGATCCCACTCGGTTTCGAGCCATTCGCACAGGCGTTCTTTTATCACGGTGAAGTCGATCACTCGACCAACGCTGTCCAGTTGATCGGCGGTGCAATCAAAATGGATGCGGTAATTGTGGCCGTGAAGGTGTCGGCACTTGCCTTCGTGTCCGACTACACGATGACCGGCGCAAATATCATGGTACCGGCTTGCGGTTATTTTTTTCATTGGTAGCCCTGTCCTTTGATGATGGAAAAGAACTCAGCACGCGCTGCAGGATTGTCCATAAACGCGCCGCGCATAACGCTAGTAGTCATGCTGGTTTTAGATTCGCGCACTCCGCGCCATGTCATGCACAAGTGACTGGCTTTGACCACGACCGCCAGACCCTTCGGTTGGATCAGGTTTTCGATATAGTCGGCCAGTTGCACAGACGCTTCTTCTTGAATCTGTGGCCGCGCCATAACCCAATCGGTTATCCGGTTAAATTTTGACAGGCCAATGACGCGATCCGATGGAATAACACCGATCCATGCCTCGCCAATAATCGGCACCAGATGATGACTGCAGGCAGAACGAATAGTCACCGGCCCCACTGTGTAAACCTGATCCAGATTCTTCGCGTTCGGAAAATCGGTCACAGCAGGCGCAGGCAAGTAGCGGCCTTTGTACACTTCGCGAATAAACATTTTAGCGACTCGGTTTGCTGTGTCGATTGTGTTGTGATCGTTTTCGGTATCGATCACCAGCGACTCCAGTAAGTCCTGTACGCGCTCTGCTACTTCGCCCTGCAGCAAATCCAGATCGCCGTCGATCAAGAAAGGAGCGATGTTGTCATTCGCTACAAACGTCTTTCCGGCACTGATAATGCGCTGGCGTATTGCTTCCGATGGTTTCATTATTCAGCTCTCAAGTAGTAGATTGGATCGACAACGCCTGCTTGCTTAAATCCTTCGGCACGCAGTACGCAAGAATGGCACTCGCCGCAAGGTGGATAGACACCGGCATAGCATGTGTGCGAATAAGAAAGCGCATTCATGCAGCCGTCCATAATCATAGCGAGATCGATACTTTGCTTCTTGCTCATGTTTATAAGCGGCGTTCTGATAAAAAAGTTCTCAATTCCCAACGCCAGATTTATCGTTCTTTCTTGCGCGTTAATAAACTCTCCGGTGCAGTCTGGATAATTTGCGTTATCCTGCTGGCATACTCCGGTGACGAGATCAAAGCAGTTTGCATGGACAGCGCGATTAGCCGCCAACGTCAAGAAAAAAGCGTTTCGCATTGGAACAAAAGTCAGCTCTACACGATCGCCAATTATTTCGTCCATGCTTTCAAAATCAGAGTAGTTTTCTAACTCTGCTGTCGGATCGGTTAAAGGCGATCGCGATTTAAGAATGTCCGGCACTGCCACCACTTCATGCTCAACGCCTGCGAGTTCAGCAATTTTCCGCGCTGCTTCGATCTCGATACTGTGCTTCTGCCCATAATCGAAAGTGATCGCTTTTACTTTGGTGTACTGACTCAACGCCCAAAAAAGGCAAATAGTCGAATCTTGTCCACCTGATAAAACTACCATTGCTGTTCTGTCTATGCGTTCCATGATTATTTCCTCTGCTTGGTTAAAGAATTGTGAGCTTCAAGCGCCAGCGTAATTGTACTTGCTCCACTCATTGCTAAAAAAAGGTGCGTGCCTAGATGCTTTTCGCAATCCATTGAGAACTCAACGTATGACCATGTACCAATCTCAGTGATAATTTTTGACTTGCGCCATCCTTCCGGCTTTATCAATTCGTACAGATCAAAGCCGTAGTTTTTATACTTACGCGCTATCTCTGGCGTGATTTTTTTGTGAGCATCGGCGCGAGTGATCGGCTTTATATCGCCGTTGCCATAGTACAAATCCACAATTCCGAAGCGTGAACCGCGACTGTAATTGGAGGAGTCGCACATGAACGGCCTGTAGTGCTTTATATAATCCGGTCGAGTAAAGCCAAGCCAGTGTGCCTTTCTGTTTCCAACGTGCTTCATAACTCCATTTACAAAGCCACGGTTCTTGTCTGTGCCTACCAGTCCACCAATGCCAACAACGTCACTGGTTTTGTAGTACTCGTCCAGCGCCTCTATGCTTTCGCCCCGAGTAAAAATTGGAACCGGATTAAAACCGCGACTGAGCATCGTTTGATAATTTTCCATTGATCCTTCTGGATCGCCGATTTTGTCGAGCGTGAAGTAGCGCCACGGAGCGAAAGGCAATGACTCAATAAATTTGCAGTAGTCGTCCAATTTGATTTCTTTACCGGCTTTCCATGCAGTAAATGCGCCGGAGTCAAGCAAGAATCTTACTCTATCTTTATTCGCAGACAGCAGCTCGATTGTGCGCTTGTCCATGTACGGATAAGCGACCAGTATGTTTAGTTTCTCATTTGAGTTCATAATCTATGCCAGCATCGTCTAGCGCGTTGGTAATTTTTTCCTTTGCGAACTCCTGATCTTCTGGGGACACAGAAATTTTCACCCATGTAGTGATGCCGTCAAGATGCGGCTCGTCTTTTTTCGTTGGGTCTTTCGTTAACCAACCATCAAAAATTAAATTGAGTTCTCCACTATCAAAGCCGAGCAGCTCGATCTCATAATCCATTTCTTTAAGCGTTGTTATTTCTGCCTTGAGAACTTCGTTATCCCATCCGGCATTCAACGCTAATTTATTGTCGGCAATGATGTATGCCTTTCTCTGCGCCTCTGTGAGATATGGCAATTCAATACAAGGCACTTCTTCAAGTCCAAGTTTTTGCGCGGCCAGAACGCGACCATGACCGGCGATGATGCTGTTCTCTCCGTCAGTCAGAACCGGATTAGTGAAACCGAACTCCTTGATGCTCGCCGCAATTTGCGAAACCTGTTCCGGTGAGTGCGTGCGACTGTTCATCACATAAGGAATTAGCGACTCGGTTTTAATCATTATGATCTGCGGTTCTACTTGTTTCATGTCAATTTTCCAAGTGGGTTTTTCTTAGGCGCTGACTTACTGCTATGCCTTCCATTGCTTGCGAGAAAAACAGATCGCCATGTTGAGTTGCTAGTGCCTGTGTTGGGTAAATATATTCTGAGGCTCCAAGTATTTTTCCGTTGTAAGAAACAACAAATCTCCAGCCGCTCGATCGATAGTCAGTGTGAGTCATTTTTCTTTTCCGGCTTTGCTTTCTCTACAATTGGCTCGCCGTTTATGTCTCGATAGTCAACACAGCCGCCAGCGGTAACATAAGCCAGCTCATCATCGCGCAACTGTTGGCGCTCCTCGTTTTTCTGTGTTATTGACTTTCTTGGTTTAAGATCGGGCATGGTATGGAAATCTCTTAACGCTGTTAGATCGGCATCACTATTGAACTTTGCAACAATCCATCCATGGTGCTTCATAAATTATCCCCACTGTGCCGCTATTTCTTTCGCCGTGGGCGCAAAACTCATAAAGGCTTGGCGGCTTACCTTGTCGCTGCCTCGCGGCGGTGACGTTTTCTTTTCTACTCGTCCGAACATTGTAACCGGCTTCCATGCTTGGCTCTCGGACGTGGAGGAACACTACCGCCACTTTCATTTGTGAAACTCAAATTTTCCCATGCCTTTTTTTTCTTAGCGAATTTGCATCTGGAACAGAACTCATCGACTGCAGCCATAAACAAAATCCACAAAAGAAGATAAAGACAAATCATGCCACCGTTCATTTTAATGCCTCGAAAGTTTCTTTACTCAATTGAAAGTGCATACCGTCAGGTTTCGACCAGTCGCCGCCCCAATCAAAACCTGCATCCTTGAAGCATTTAACTACGCTCTGTGGCATCGTCGGCTTCTGCCCAAAACGATTCCAAGCAGCATTGGTATCAATGGCAACGCCCCAACTGTGAAGGCTCGGTGTAACACCGTTTTTCTTGCTGCGGATATTAAAACAGCCATCCCATGTTTTCAGATGGTCAACCGCTCCGCTTTTTATCAACTCTACAAATGCCGCTTTCAGTGGAAGCACCATCATAAAATTGCAGTAAATCCTTTTCGGTATGACACCGATTTCTAATTCTTGCGGCACATCCCATAAGACCATGCCTTTTTCTTTTTCCGGTTCACCAAAGCGAGCGAGACAATCCAAGTGCGTTAGGATAGTCATCAGCAGTACCTCAAAAAAGCAACGGTCATAGTCGCAATGACACAAGCGCCAGATGCCGTAAGTAAAAACAAATCAACGTGTGATGCTTTCAGTTTCTTAAAATCAAATCGCATGCTGGCTACTTCTTGTTTTCGTGCGGTAGTTTTACCGCTCGGAAACCAGCAAGTCAATGTCTGGTATGGTCGAGTGGGCATAATGAACCAAGACGCACAGACCGCTCCGGTGCCGTTTTTGGCCTGTCAGCGCCATTCTGTGCCAGCGCGTGCCGCTTCCTGCGTGCGCGTGTGCGATTTTACGGCATGGGGGTATGCGTGCGTACAGGGTCGGATTAGATCGTCGTAGGTGGAGCGTCCTGCTCGATCATTCGTTTAGATGGGAACAAGTGCTATTTGTGGGATTGGATCGCGCAGAACGCGCTAGGAGTTGCGCCGTCCTTGGCGCGGTGGTGGTGAGTTTAATCCGAGAATCCTTTATCGCCGCTCATCCATGCGTCCTGAAAATCAGGCTTTGGAGCATCTGCAAGTTTTACTTGATGCCCATTGAAGTCACTCCAGTTCATATTGCTTATAGCCCAATCCTGAATTGCATAGTCATACGCTTCAAAAAGCGGCGTAGTATCTTCCTCAAGGCTGCGATCAATATCGCCATCGAACTCTCTGGCGTAATGTTGCGCTCTGTCAAATGCAATCATTTCAACGGGTACGCCTCACTTGCTACCATCTGGCATTTCAACTGTCATGTACTTTTTCATATCACCTACCTCTCATCATATTTGCGGACGTTATACACCGCGTCCGTTTTGTATTTCTGACTCCAAGCTAACCGCCTGATATTCCTGAATAACGCAGGGATGTTATGCGCCATCAGGAATGATATTGGACAGGTTTGGTGTCGAATTAGTGTTAAATGTCACTTGTGCCAGCCATTTGCCACCAACAAGGCATCGTTAAGCTGTTCTTGTAATGTCTTGTCAGCAGAATCCGGCAATTGGATAAACCCCACTTCGTCACATCCAAGCGTTACAGAAGCATCGCCGTTTTCCATTCGCAAGCAGATTTCCATCCCTTCCGGTATATGCCTGCATATCTTTTCAGCCATCTGTTCAAGTGTTTCCATCTTTCCTCCAGTAACATTTAACAACGCGCTCAACTCGGACTCGCTAACGCGAGCCGGTTAGCTCTGGGTTATATGCCCAGCAAGTCCGTAGCAGTGCAGCCAAGTCCACCGCACAATCTACGGAAGTTTGCTAGGCTTGGCTCTCTTGCCCCGCGCTCATAGTGCGATATAAGTGATTCTGGCAAGTCACAATACGCGCCAAGTTCTCGCTGTGTCATGCCCCTGCTCAAGCGCAATGTCATAAGACGTTCGGAAAAGTCTTTTATGTTCTCATACTCGCATTTAAGCATTAGGCGGCGATCTCCATTTTCAGCTTTGCAATGCCAGCAACAAGACGGGCACGCGCATTCTGAGCAAACTCAAGATCAAAGCCATAGTTGCGGCTGTACAGGCAATCGATAATGGTTTTCTCGTGTTTTGCTATTGATGTTTCCATAGCTGCAATCGTTTCAATTTTCATTTGGTTTGTCATGTCCGTTCTCCGTTGTTGGTGCGCTCAGTATATCTAACTTGACGCAATGGTCAACATACGGAATATACTTACACCCAAATCCTTTTCCTTCTTGCCTCTACCATTAAGCCGCCAAGCTCTTTGGCTTGAGCCTTTCCGCTAGCCAGCTCCAATCCTTCAATAAGGCAGTCATTGTGCAAGCAATCACCATTTCGCAATGCGTGAGCTACATTTTTTGTGTCAACCGGCAAACTGCACTTTTGGCATATAACAACACGCTCATGGTCAGTCGTCACTTTGTTCCTCCTTGGACTCGGCCTGCGGCCTCGCCCCATAGCTCTGGGTTAGCCGCCCTATGTAAGCGGCGGCGGTGAATCAAAATGCAGCAATTCGCTTACCGAGAATCTCGGAGTACTGCCACATAACATCGTTCTGCTCTTTCAGTCGTTCTTGTTCGTCAGGGTCAAGCGTTTCAAAGATAAGGCTTGTGCCAATGAAATTACTCAAGGCTGTTGCCTTCTCATCAAGCGCGGTCTTTTCGTCTACTACTCGTTGCTGGTGTGGTTGCATCTTTTTTTCCTCTTTCTAGTTTCCTGCCAGCCGGTCGGCTAACAAGTCGTTCAAGCGGATTGCCTTCGGCAACGCGCTTAACTCTGGGTTATATTCCTTCTTTCTGGTTTATAACCCCTCTGCCCATGATCTGTCTATTGGTACTACGGTTCAGTGGATAGCATCAATATCATCTCTATCAACTAACACCTCAAACCCATCTCGCTCTAGGTGTACGCATGTTTCATCAAGCTCGACAATGATCGTCCAGATAGCACCATTCCATATAACTGGATCGCCTGTTTTCATAGTCCTAACTCCTGTCTGAGTAATCTTGCCCGTTTTGCCCTTTCTTCCGCTGACTCCAGGTTACGCTCTGGCTCTGGCAGGAATAACTGATGGGCAGGGTTGTTGTTCTTAGCTCCTGATAGTATCAAGCCGATGTTAGGCCACTGCCATTCCCGCTCACCACGGGTACTCATAGACTGAGCATGGTTGATTGCTGCCCGTAGCTCCTCCGGTGTGTGATTGCGTATCTGGTCGC